GATACAGACGATGAGGAAGATAATACAGACGATGATACTACAGACGATGAGGAAGATAATACAGACGAAGATAATACAGACAACGAAGATAATGATACAGAAATCGAGTATTCTGGTGGTACAAAAATAGCTGATGCTGAAAATTTTGTTGATAATCAAGATGATGACGCAGTATTGGGTGAGCGTTTAGCAGAATATAAAGATGAAGATGCTATTTTGAGAGAAGCAGATGAATTAGAAGGCGACGAAATTTTAGAAACAATGGGATCAATTGAATATAAAGAAGCTATAAAAGCAGCATTACGTTATTTACAAATACATAGTCAAGAATTTTTAAGTTTAGAAGGTCTTAAAACATATAGTCCCAAATTTTTAACCATGATTGAAAATATTGAAGATTCAGAACATAAAGGCTTACATTTGATTTATAGTCAATTTAGATCTATGGAAGGTATCGGTATATTTTGTTTAGCATTAGACGCAAATGGGTTTGCTAGATTTAAAATAAAACGTAATGGAATTAATGGTTGGCAAATTGATATGAGTGAAGAAGATATGGGAAAACCATGTTATGCTTTATATACAGGAACTGAAGACGCAGAAGAAAAAGAAATAATTCGTAATATTTACAATGGAACTTGGGATTATATTCCTAACAATATAGCTTCTCAATTAAGAGCAAAAAGTAGCAATAATAATTTAGGAGAAATAATTAAAATTTTAATGATTACATCAGCTGGTTCAGAAGGTATTAATTTGCGTAATACACGTTATGTCCATATTATGGAACCATATTGGCATCCAGTGCGTTTAGAACAAGTAGTTGGTCGAGCACGCCGTATTTGTTCTCATCAGTCACTACCTAAAGAATTACAAACAGTTGAAGTATTTATTTATATAATGAAATTTACTGAACAGCAACTACAAAGTGAAATTGCGAAAGAATTACGACTAAAAGATAGATCCAGAAATGAACCTTTTCCAATTCAAACATCTGATGAAAAATTATTTGAAATATTATCTATTAAAGAAGAGCTAACTGGTCAATTATTAACTGCTGTAAAAGAAACTGCTATTGACTGTGCGACACATATTAAATCTAGTTCAAAAGAAGGATTAGTATGTTTATCATTTGGACAACCTAAAATTGACGATTTTTCATTTAATCCATCTATTTCTCAAGATCAAAATGATACAATCGCAAATATTAATAAAAACGTTAAAGATTGGCAAGCAATTCCATTTGTAATGAAAACAACTGGTAAACGTTATATGCTTAGAGAGGATACTAAACAAGTATATGACTATGATAGTGTAATAAGGGCTAAACAAATTCCTGGTGTCAATCCTATTTTACTTGGCAAATTAGTAAAAAATAACAATGGAAAACTTGAAATTGTTAAAGAGGTTATATAAGTTATTGACAGGGTATAAGTTGTTGACAGGGTATAAGTTATTGACAGGGTATAAGTTATTGACAGGGTATAAGTTATTGACAGGGTATAAGTTATTGACAGAGTATAAATTATTGAATATTTATTAAATACTTAATAATTTAATGGCGTCTATGACTTCTACGTCTATGACTTCTGCGTCTATGACTTCTACGTCTATGACTTCTACGTCTATGACTTCTACGTCTATGAGTTCTGCGATGTCTTCCACCTTTTGTTTCATTTTTTGCGGCTTTTAAACGCTTTACGTCAATATATTCATAATTATCAGGTGTATCATTTATTTCAGTAACTGACTCATCTGTATATTCTTCATCATCTTTAACTGGAACAATAGCATCCTCTTCAGGACTTGTAGTTATTCTACTTGTACTCATTATAATATAATACAACAAAATAAAATATAAATATGCTAATTATTTGTATTTTATTATTTAACGTCTTCTATGTGTTTTACGTCTTCTATGGGTTTTACGTCTCTTAATTGTTCTATGTCTTCTATTTGTTTTACGTCTCTTAATTGTTCTATGTCTTCTTCTTTTTCTTCTTGATTTACCTCCTTCACTATCACTTTCATAAGCCCACGGATTTTTTGGTTGTTTTTGTTCAACTTCATCAGTAGATTTATTTCGAGAAAATAGCACATCCATATCTAAATCATCGCTATCACTAGAAGTATAATGTTTTATAGAATTATTACTGATTGTAGTAGCAGTGCTATCGCTACTAGTACTATCATTACGTTCAATATTTGCATTACGTCTGGTTAACACTGGTATGGCATTACGTCTTGTTAATGCTGGTCTATAAAAATCGTACATTGGATCATCATTGTCATCAGCACTTGGTAATGACCTTGGTGTGGATTCAGGTGATGATTCAAGTTCATCATCATAAGAAGGAATATTTGACATATATATTATATATAAATATTATAATATATATTATTGTCTAAATAATTCCATTTATTTATTTATTTTGATTTTCCATTAAAGTTGTTAACATATCCATTATTTTATCCATCTTTTTATGTAATTCAGTTATTTGAAGTACTAAATCATTTTTTGGAATAAACGCATTAATATGATTTGAAGTTGGATTTAAATTAGGATTACTATTAGAAATTATTTGTTCTTGTTTTACATCTGGCAGTTGAACTGATTGTTGCTCTTCATATTGTTTTATTTGATTACTTTGTTCAGGCACTTTTTTTAGTTTTTGAAATATATTGTTAGTTGTTTCGTCATCGTGCCATGTAACTTTTTTATTTGGTGTATCCTGCTTAATAGATGTTTTCTTTGGTTGTAACCATTGTTCTACTTGCTCTACTTGTTGAATCGGTGGCAAAATTTCTGAATTTCGTTGTGCTATTTTTTCTGCTATTAATAATTCCATTGAACCTATTTTTTGATCATCATTATTATCAGAAAAATTCACTTGTTGTGGTTTTTTTAATGTTAAATAACTTTCCATTTCCATCTGTTTTTTTTCAACTTCTCTTTCAAAATCCGATTGACGGGATGCTTGTATATCCTCTATTTTATATGGACTAGAAACTTCTTCATCCATTATTGTAATTCGTTTCATATTTTTTAAATGTGGAAACAATCTATTTACTGCTACAACTATTTGTTTCAAGAATTGTTTATTTAACTCCATTATGGATGTATTTTGATTTGCACGAGCTGTAAATGGTCCAATATTACTTTCAAATACAGAACGAATATTTGCCATTAATTCTTTGTTAGTATGACTTACTTGAACTTCATCTAAAAATACATCCCATAATAAAGAAAGATTTTGGGTTGTTTTAAAATATGCTATACTCATATTATAATATAAAAAAATAAGTTTAAATTAAAATATAAAAAATTGAATTTGTTTTTTTGTTAGTTTAACCAACTAACTAAGATAATATGGATGCAAGTAATGAGATTGTAAATAACGTTGTTAATAGTTTTATTAACAATATTGAAATATATGACGATAATCTTGAATTACAAAGTCAAGTTTTTAAGAAAATAGACGAATATATCATTAAAAAACTAAATAAAGAATTATTTGATGATATTAATAATTATATAATTGGGCTTATTGATACTTTTAAAAGTGATTTGTTAAATATGAAAAGTTGTGCAACAGATGGGAAGATCGGGAGGATCGGGAGGATCGGGAGGATCGATGTAGATGAATATATAGAATGCGGTCGTCAATTAACATTTAACAACACTGTTTTTAGAGTTATTGAACTTCCTGATGATGATGATTATAATTATGAACTTATTATACGTTTTAACAGCATTGAAATTATTTATACAGTAAATGGTCGATTTATTTATTCACCTTGGACTAAGATTGTTCCATATATGAATTCAACAAAACATAATGGTAGCATTGTTGAAGATATATTTTATTATAAACAAAATGAATTATGTTTAAATTGTGTTCGTTGGGGTCAACGTTATAGTTATACATCGCCATTTTCATTAAAATAAACCTTTCGAAATTTTTGCATATATTCATCTTTTAATACGTGTGTCTTTAAGTAATGCCCTGTTATTTTATCTTCTAACATATGTATTATAAAAAAAATAGAATATATCCCACATTCTGTATTTCCATATTGATGTTCTACTGGGTGATTTTGGTCAAAATGAAATTTAATGGGGTTGGGTAATTTAGCACCTTGGTCTATTACCATAGTTACAAACTTTTTTATTTGTGGTTGACAAGCTTCTCCTGCGCTGTCAAAATAAAATATTGTCTTTTTACGCACATTTATAAATAGCGATACCCAATGGCTACCGCCTTTATAATGTGGGTCTAAATTAAATATGACACCAAATTTATTATATCCTTTTTTCATTTGTTTTTCCAAATCAAAATGGCATAATTCTTCCCAAACGCATTCACCTCGTAATTTATGTGTATCATAATCTATGGGAGATGGTCCTAAAAAATCAAAACACTTATATTTTTTTTCGTATTGATTCATTACTTCTAAAATATCTATACTTGACAACCATTCATTTGGATTTTTTGTCCATTCTTTTGGTGATTCAGGAGCAAATGCTTCTAACAATTCTTTTTCCATCTTCGTGTTTTTCGTCATTTGTCTAATCCAACACGATTCTTTATTGCATAACGAAGCATAATAATCTTTTAATTGTTGCCATATTTGTTTCGAATTTGTTGTGGTAATTGGTTTATCAGGATGCCTTGCGTTCCACATTTCCTTTAATTTAGTTAAATCTTCGTCAGAATAACATGTAAATTTGTTTACTTTATTTTTGTTTTTTGGACTACAACTAAGTTTTTTAAATTGTTTCTTTGTTTTACGTTTTTTTCCTCCTTTATACTTTATTGTTTTCCTTTTCATATATTATATATATAAAAAAATTGAAATTCTTTTTTGTTTGGCTCTTACTTCGTTATAGCAACGCCAGTCCCTTTGGACATTTGAAAAGGTGGAATGGAACAACAATTTATTATCCTGTGTAGAAACGGGAATTTAGATGAGGCAAAGGAGTTTCTAACATTAAATCCATATATTAATATTTCTATATATAGTGAAGAAGTGTTTCGTCACGCTTGTAGTGGCGGACATTTAGAGCTCGCTAAGTGGTTACTAAGTGTAAAACCAGATATTAATATTTCTGACTTAAATGAATGGGCATTTCGTCATTCTTGTTCTAATGGACAATTAAAAGTCGCTAAGTGGTTACTAAGTGTAAAACCAGATATTAATATTTCTGCCGTAAATGGATTTGCGTTTTGTTATGCTTGTGAATACGGATATTTAGAAATTGCTAAATGGTTACTACAAGTGAAACCAGAT